CTGTCTGAGTAGGTCGTCCATATATTTCTGCTGGCATATTATATGATTCTTGAGTTCCACCAAATAGATCAAATGAAGGTATGTCTACATTAACTTCAGGCATATACGTACCAAAGTTATCTACATTTCCTTGTTGAGCATTTGGTTGATTTGAAAATAAAACATCACTTTTTGTAACAAGACCTTTTTTAAGTCTATTAGCAAGATCTGGATAATCTTTTTCTATACCTGCAATGTCAATACCTGCTTTTAATAATTGTGATTGATCTAATGCGTTTTGTGCTTCATACAATGTTTTTGCTTGATCTGGTTTTAAACTGTTTAAATCATAACCTAACGCTTTGCCAGCCATCCATGTACTAAAATCAGCTTTAGGTGCTTCCGGGAACATAGTTTTATACATTGCGTTCATGGCACCTTTTGGATCAGTCAATAAATAGTTTTTGATAAATGGGTCATCAGTTTTATTAATCTGATTTTCTACTGCTCTCCATCTGTATTCAGTTTCAGTATTTTCATTTCTAACTTTTGTTAAGTCTGCTTGATCCTTAGCAAGACCAAATCGAGCCTGAACTGCTTTTGTGGATCTATCTATTGCATTTTGTCTTCCAGCATATCCACCAGACAAAGTGGCAAATAGTTTTTGTAATGGACTTTTATTTTGATAGAGTTGGCTAGAATATCCTCCAACACCTCCAATAATAGTATCAAACAATTTATTCTGATCTAATGACTTTAATTCTGCAGGCGTCATGTATTGCTGTGCAGGATTAATTTCAGTTCCCATTAATTTATCAATATCAAATAATGATGCTATATCTGCTGCCATGTTTGCTCCTAAACTAAGCTTCGTCTGCTTGTTATTCTTGGAATATATGTATTTAACATACCACCCTTGTTATCTTTATTGCTTGCAGTTTTGTATCCAAAATTAATACCTTGACCTGCTACAGATGGATCACCTCTGGTAATGCCACCTCCACCACTACCTGTTTGCATTTGTGGTTGATATGTATCAAATAATGATGCTACACCTGTAAGACCCATAACTGTTTTAAATGGATTTTCTTTAGCATAATCATACGCATCTGTTCCAATTTGTTTGATCTTACCCATCAGTGATGTATCGGTAGTATCAGTAATTGAATTAATTTTATTTGAAAAAGCTAAATTTGGATTTGTTTGACCCATATTATCCATGAGTAAATTTTTTGCTTGTAAATTATTTGGCATTCCAGATGCACCATAAGCAAAATTAGGTGCATAACCTACCATATCATTACCTAATGCAGCGTAAGGATTTGATTGTGATAATACTCCAAAATCGCCTTGAGGGTATAATTGATTAAATGCGTTTTGTTGGCTAAAGTTAATACCTGCTGATCCTGTACCAGCACCTACTGTTGGTACTGCGTTTGCTACAGATAAATCTGCTAAATTTTCAGTGATTCCACTCTTAATACCTTGACTGGCAGCTTCAGATCCTGCACCACCAAAAAATCCTGCAATGTCATTATAAAATAAGCTATCAGGCCCACCAAACAATCCTCCTGATACACCACCCAACATGGCACCCTTCATAGGATCTTTGCCAGTAGCTAAAGATGTTGCAGCACCTATACCAGCACCTATTAAGACATGAGCCATTACTTGCCTCCACCAGAGGATTTAGTAGTAGTAACTTGTCCCATAGGAGCACCATAAGCTGCACCCAAGTATGAAGCAAGTTTATTGTATGGTAAGTTTTGACCAAATTCATATCTTGCAATATCAGCATCAAGTGCTTGTTGTTGGTAATCTTCTGAAATTTGACCAATATTTAATAATTGATTGATATCTTGATAATCTGCTTGTGCCATTTGTGGAGCACCAGCAGTTGCTTGCATTTGTCTTGCTCTTTCGTCTGCATAGTTTGAATAACCTAATTCACCAGCTTTATTAACTAATGTATTAGCAAATGTTTGTGATGCTCGATCTTGTAAATCACCCATAGCACCAGAACCATAACGACCTGCTTTAGATGATTGTGATGCAACATTTTTCAATGTATCAAAATATTGTTGACCTGCAGCTTGACCCATGCCTCTCATAGCATCTTGTAAAAATGGATTGTTTCCTAAATATTGACCTTGTATTGTTGCCATTTGTTGTTGCTGGGCCGCAGGCAATAAAGCATTTCCTGCTAACGCTCTATTTTGAGCAGCTTGCAATGCAGATTGAGTTTGAGCAGACGGAGAAATAAATGTTTGTCCGGGATAATATTGAGGAGTGTCAGCTTGATATAACTGTTTTGCCTCTTCAAGTCCGTATTGCACGAATGGACGTACAGTTGGATCTAATTGGTTTTGTGTTGTAGACGAACTACCTCCACCACCACCTCCTTTGTAGAATGTCAATAATTGCACCATTCCTGTTCCAAAGAAAATGTTAAATATTTTGTGAAAAGGTATCATAGTTTTAACTCCATTAGTGTATATTTAGGTTTCATATTCCATTTGATTCGCCATAATCGTTCTATAGCTTTTAGCTTGGTTGAGCCTTGAATTGATGTGCCACCATTTTGTTTTACCCACTCAACAAATTGATTCCATGCTTCTTGACTTGTTGTACCACCTATATAAGTGATATAACAAACACGATCATTGGGATATGTAACCCATTGAATAGTTAATGCACAAGTACATTTTTTTTCTTGATTTAACACTAAAAGTAATATGCAATTACCTTCAGCAGTAAATAATTTAAGTTGATCAATAGTGAATTCACCATTGCCTGCGTCTAATGCTCTTTGTAAGTGAGGAATTGCAAGGCACCAGTATTGGTGAACCAACTGTTGTGGAATAACAAACAGTGTGTCCATAAGATATACTCCTTTGAGTCTATCCTATTTTATCATATACTATAAGTCTGCCCTGACTACCCAACAATAAGATATCTATAAGTTTTGTCTGCAATATTGTTAGCAAAGTGAGCAATAGTCGCCTCACCTTTACCTGTATTAGATATATAGATGTTGTTTACATTATTAGGTGCTACATAGTTAACTGTACAGATAACTGATGGTATTGCAGGTCTAATAAATGGTGATGTTTGTGCAGGACTAGACCATAAAGATATATCTGTAGAAGATGTTGCACCTGCTAATTCTACATAATCACCTGCTGTTAATTCTAAAAATAGATTCATAGCACCAATCATTTCAGATGGATCACCTGTTGATTTTCTTGCAGGTAAACCAAAACGACTTGCTGATCTCGTTACATCTGCACCATTAACACGATACCAAATTTCTGCAAATTCACCATCATTACTATTGTTTTGTAACTGTACTGTAAATGTTATGTTATATGTACCTGCATTTCTTACATACATTCTTGATGGTGTGCCACTATTAACATAAATGCCATTACTGATTTCTGTTGTATCAAATACCACAACTGCTGTATTACCAATTGATGGTGCTAACTGCGTTGTAGTGTCGCTAAATACTCCATAAGGTGTTGTATCAAAAAATGCTTCTGTAGAGTATGGCATTAAATAGATTACTGAATCATAACCTATTCGTTCATCATAAATGGTAGTTGTATTTGCCCACCCAGTATTTAATGTAATTTCACCAGTATTGTTAGATTTACCTTCTACTAAGTTGTTAACTACTTCAGCTACTAATCGAGGTTCAGCTCCCTGAAAAGGTAGCTTACGATACATATTATTACGAGCCATTATCTATTGCCTGTTTTAATATAATCTATATCAAGTGCTATTACATTGCTCCATAATGTTCCTAAAGGCTCTATCGCTATTCTGTGATATCGCCCACCTGACCTTAAAGATGTTCTGCCAATATTACTTGTATTGTATGGAGAACTAAATACTAATGGATCAAATAAGTTTTTACGAGATGCTATCTTAATTGTCGATAAACCATTTACACCACCAGAACCTACAGTATCAATTTGTGGTCTAATTAGATTAATGACTGAGTTATATCCAAACTCTAAATCAGATGTAATAATTTCTGAATTATAATTTGATCCAGTAAAGGTTACTATTTTATTACCTCTGGCACCTGCAAATAAGAACTTACCACCTACGAACACTCGATCATCTAGTGATGCAGGCATAGCTTCTAATGTTCCATATAGGCTATCTAATGTTTCTAATACCACACCTGCTGTTGCAATATTACCTAAAACATCAGCATCTGTAACAACTCTTGACCATTTATTTAATTGCCAATTGTATACTAATGTACTTCTTTGACCTTGAACGTTTGGATAATTCCATACTACTAATTTTTTAACTGGATCTACAGATGTAGACATAGTGTCTATATCAGTTAATGCAACATCATCAAAAAAGTATCTGTCTACTTTTTCTGTACCAATTCCTTGAACTCTAGTTCCATCACATTTGTAAAAACCATCATCAGATAAGAAAAATGTTTCATTTCCAAACTGAGCAATAGATCCACCATCAATACATCCTAAGCCTCTTGAGATTGTATCGAACTGGAAGAATAAAGGTGAGCCTACGTATGACATACGCACAATAGCTTTTTCTAAGAATATAAGACCAAACTCTCCCCCTGACAGCCCAGTAATATTTCCCCCATCTCCGAGCAATTGAAAATCTGACTGACTTGTAGAACCTGACACCCATAAGGTCTCATCGTTGATATCCGACCAGATAACTTTAGTTGGGTCTGATCCAGTATTTAAATTAGCAGCAACGACAAAGTCACGCACAACTGTTACAAATTTAGCAATAGGTGCAGATGCAGATACATCGGCAAATACTGATGATGATCCAATATACCATGCTTGTAGTTTCTCTTGATCATTGGCACCAATAATAGCATTACCAAACTGAGTAAATCTCCATGGCGATGTAGAGGAATAACCACCTACTTTAGAAACATCATCCAAATTTCTATTGGTAGGATTGTATTTAAATAACTTAGTAGAACCTCCACCTAGGATTTGTACGTTATCACCATACTTACCAACTAATACTGAATTTAATGCCTCGCTTCCTGCATTAGAATAATCTTCTGCATTTGGAAATGGTGCATAACCCAATGATACTGGATATACATTTCTAGCATCTCTTAAGCTACCAGAGACTGCGTGTTGATCAGGTGTCCATTCACCAAGAGATATTCTTGTTGTCGTCATGCGTAATTAATCCCATTATAAAAAGTACCTGCTGTGACATTGCCTGCGTTAGTAGAAGGAAATGCTCTTCCTAAACCCCATATAATACGTACACATCCTTTAGCACCATATCCTGATGAACCAGATGCGTCAGCACCACCACCCCCACCACCATATAGTCCACCATTTTTACCTTGACCATCTTGTCCACCAGAGCCACCAGTTCCTGAAGCACCTTGTTCGTATCCTCTGTTTATACCAGACGTACCTTGTCCAAATGGGTTTACTCCACCACCACCTGCTGCTTGAGAATCGCCACCACCACCTCTACCACCTGCACCACCAGTTACAGAGTTACCATTGCCTGAATAACCACCTGCACCTGATCCACCTCGACCTGCTGTGTCATCATATCCTGAAGTAGTACCACCAGAACCACCACCTTGTCCATTATATGAACCACCAGTACCCGGAGCAGATGGACTGTTTGGTGATATACCACCTCCTCCACGCACAGTTGTAGTGTTTATAAAATAACTATCACCACCATTTTGTAATCCATAGTCATTACCTACACCTGCCTGACCTACAACAACTGTATATAACGCACCCGGAGAAACGGCAATATTATTTCGCCAACCTAAACCACCACCTCCACCTCCGTTGCCTGCAGCACCTGAGTGGTATCCACCACCACCTCCACCTATTGCAACTGCACAAACAGAATAAACACCATCTGGGCAGGTCCAATCAGTTGTACCTACTGTGGTATATAATGCTTGACCTTGAATGCTGAATGTACCACTATACCAATCTGTAATACTAATTACGCTATTATTGGCAGTTCTATTTCTAGTTGAAGTTGTTGCTAATCTACGAGATGCAACTTCATTAAAACTGATTTGCGTACCAGATGCACGTTGTAGTTCTATATTAGCGTCATCAAAACTAATTTGACCTGATGATTGAACAGCCATTATTCACCTTTCAATAAATCAACTTCTGCTTTTAACTCTTTAATTGCCTCTATTAATAACGGAACTAATCTATCATAGTGAACTGTCATATATTGTTCATCAATTGGTGCAGGTGATATAACTTCAGGTAATACTTTATTTACTTCCTGAGCAGATACACCTACTTCTTTATGAATTTCATATCCTAAATCAACGGCAGTTTGGTTAGCATGATAGTAAAATCCATTTAAACTACATACTTTATCCAAAGCATCTTCTATGTTGCCTAATTTAGTTTTTAAACGATCATCTGAATAGTATGCAGTAATGTTGTTTGTCGCTCTGATCTCACCTGCTGTTCCAGAAGCTGCAGTGCCAATACCAATAGATTGAAACTCAACGTTGTTTGAAACTCCTAACCCTAAGTTAGCACGAGCAGTCACTAAGTCAGTAGAACCTAAGCCACCTTGTGCAAATGATAATGGAGTAGTTAAACCAGTAATTTCAGTAATATCTGAGTTCACACCTGATTTAGCAGCACCAATATTTGTTCTAGCAGTTGTTGCATTATTAGCACCAGTACCACCTGCAACGATAGGTAATAAATCACCATTTGTACCTGCGTAGAAGTCTGCCAAATGAGCCATAACTTCTCGTATAGCGTTGTTAATACCAGATGGTGGGCAGTTTTCAGCAATGTTAATACTATCTATATCAACGTTGTTTGCTGCCGTTGCATCATATTCACTGATCTTTGTACGTGCCATTTATATTTCCTTAAGGGTTTATTATATCAGTCCAAGATTCATTGCCGGGAGCAACTGGACTCCACTCTTGACCTTTTCTGTATGAGTCAGCAGTAAAACTTGCTACTGCGTTCATTCTGGTGCTTAAGTTAGCAGGACTTCTGATAGCATTAGATACCATAAATCCACTAGCATTAACTGCACCAAGAATAGGTGTTCTAACTCTTATTGCATTACAAGTTACTGATGCTTGTGCTAATACTCTACCAGTAGAACCTTGCAATATTTGAGTCGAGAGAACTTCACATTCTCCCGATGCAAATAATTGTGCAACACCCTCACGAATCTCAGGTGGTCTAGTTGAGTATGGTACTGAACCAAGTGAGTATAGTCCTAGCATTTATTATGCCTGACTTTCTGTCCAAGAGATACGACCAGTAATCGTAAATGGGTTAGCAGTAGTAACAAGAGATGGATCTTCTGTTAGTTTAGCAACAATTGTTAAAACGTCAGGTCCGTCTGGGTACGTATTGTTACCACCCAAGATTGAGTTACCTAATGTTGCTACTTCTTCAAGTTGTTCTGAAGTTACAACAGGAGTCCTTGCAGTTGTACCTGCACCACCCTCTGCTCGGAATGAGTAGATGTCGTTACCACCTGTGATCGTGTCTTTGTTAGTATGATAGATCAATTGTGATAATGATGGGTTAGTTACTCGTTGCCATGCTGAGTTGTCAATCTGACCATTTAGTCGTAACACAATTTCACAAGCGTGTGTTGTTAAGATACCAACTGACTTGAGAATTAACTGCATTCTGTTTACGATTTCACGCTCACCTAAGAAACCCGGAGTGTTAGTATCAACAGATGGTGCTAGTCGGATACTGATTAATGGAATATCGTACACAACTGGTTGAGTAGTACCTGCCAATGTTACTGTGTAAGCAGTATTAGTACCTGCTGTTCCACTTGGAGCCCTATCAACTACAACTAAGTTTCTTGAGGAGAAGTTAAAGTTATAACCTGCAGAAGAAAGTATAGATGGTAGATATGGTTGTTGTGGTGATACTCTGCCGTCTTGTGGGTTTCTTGTGAAACCTGTTAAGTTAGCACCAGTAATTGATAATCCACTTGTTAAAGTGTTATATGTACTAGATGGTGCTACTTCTAAGGCATAACCAATTGCTCTTAATTGGTTTTGAACATAAGCATAGTAATATCCAGTATATGCTGATCTACCTGTTACTGTTAAGGTATTAGTACCAGTTAACTGAACAGATTGAGATGATGCAGTAAAGATGTATGCTTTATCGTCATCGAATCTTCCGTCCATAATAACAGATGTACCCCAGTGTGCTAAAGCAGGTACATAAGTTGGTTGACCAATGTTTTGAATGTCATAACGAGCAGGTAAGTTACCTGATCTTAAATATGCTTCTGAGAATTTGTTGTTGTGAATAAATTCATGAACATATTTAACGTTACCATGTTGATCTTTAAATCCAAAACGTACTTTACCTGCACCATACCATGAGTAATCCATGTATGCCATTTGGATTCTACTTAAATTCAAGTAATATCCTGTTGGGCCTGTACCATCACAAACATCTAAATTCCATGCAGTTTGAGGAATTTTTGTATCTATAGTTTTAGTTACAATAACTTTAGATTGTGAAGTTCCTCTGTATGATGGTGCAATATACAATGTTGTGTCTGATGTAATTGCAGTAATTAAATAAGATTGACCTTTAATAACGATCATTCCACCTACGTTTAATTGTGATAAGAACTTAGTATTAGTACCAGTTACAACACCTTCACCAAACGCTACAGATACATAACCTGAGATCTGTTGAGTAGATGAACGTCTACATACTTTTAACTCTTGTCCATCAAATTCAAAGTACATACCATTTTGGTCATCAAACAAACCACAACGTAATGCTGAGTTTTGCCATGCGTTAACATAGAATTCAGCAAATGCACCTGTTGATTGTGCAGTTGATGGGAATGTTGCTAATGTGAACTCAAATGAATAGTCATCTGGAACAGATGTAATTGTTTGTACACCATTGTAGAAGTCAACAAATGTACCTGCTTCATCAACGCTTGGTGCACCACTAATTGTAATCTGTAATCCAGTTGTTAATCTGTGTGGGAATTTAGTATATACACGAGTTAAACCTGTAGTACCATCAGATTCAATTCTTTCAATTGATACTGTTGGTCTAAAGTTAACTGCGAAAGATACTTGAATACCTTTACCAGATTGATAACGGAAGTATTTACGAGTTTGACGAATCATCTGTGAATCTGGGTTAGTAGATGGGATCAATTCAACACCACCATCATATGGTCTATGTAATGCAAAACCATCTGATCGGATCAATAGACCTGTACCAACAGCATACTCTTGACCAGTTAATGTTGCATCAGCACCACCAGTTAATTTGATTCGTGTTGTACTTAATACTGCTTCAACTGTTGATTGGTAAGTTGCACCAATGTTATTTAATTTCCAAAGTTCAACACCTACACCAACTGTTGTAATGTTAATTAAACCTGTATTGTTGATAGCACCAGTTCTAGTTGGGTGTAATGTAACTGCTGTAGCACTAATTGCTCTTACATAGTAGAAATAACCACTAATTAATCCACCGGGGTTAGTTTCTGCATACATAATAACCATATCACCATTACTAAATCCATGTGAGACTGATGTTGTTAAACTGTCTGCTGACACATCAATTGATGATACTGTTCTTGTAGTAAATGATTCTGATTGATACATAGAGATAGTATCACCAGTTTTAAAGAATGATGAGAAGTTAGTATTTGCACCAATAACATCAACTTCACCACTGGTTGTACTAATTGTACCTTGACCTAAAACCTCACCAATAATGTTTGATGTTGTTAAAGTAGCAAGACCTGAACCTACAGATGATAAAGTAATTGCAGTGCCTGCAACAGCATTATCATAAGTAGTCGCAAACTTAATCCAGTTACGAGATACTCGAATAATGTAGTAGTTAGTAGAATCAGTTAATCCACCAGTAGCAGTTCCAAGTGTTGTATACGCAACTTCATAACCTGTTCTAAAATAATGGTCAGGAATACGAACAGCATTTTGCTCAATAGATACAGATGATGCAGGATCAAATTGAATGGTTCTAACAGGAATTTGACCTGCTGCGTGCATTGTAAATGTTGTTGGTGTTGGTGTTGTGGAAACTGCGTAAACACCATCAGATGCACCCTCAACAGAAGCAGTTAAACGCTGTGTGCCTGTACCTGCAGTAGTAATATCTACAATAGATACTTTTCTAATTCTTGATGTTCCTGTTAATACTTGAGAGAACCAAATTCTATCTGGATGTCCTGAGTTAGCAATAGCACCTGCTGATGTATTGTATAAGTAGAATGAGTTAACGTTAATTACACGAACATAGTAATAACCACCATTAACTAAACCACCAACTGGTGTGTTTGATGTATATTGCACACGATCACCTGTTGCAAATCCATGGGCATTCTTAATAATCTCTTGATAGTTAGAGTTAATATAACCATTTGTTGGATTAGAACCTACCCAACTATTGTCAATTGTTATATTTGGGCCATCGAAACCTGATACAGTTGTTGCAAGTTTTAATGTGTTGGTTGAAGATTCAGCAACGTAATATGTCAATCCGTTAGTTAAACCACCAATCGTTGTTCCACCTTGGTTAGTATAAACAACTGAGTTACCATTAGATAATCCATGGTTAGGTGCAGTTAATTGGTCAGCATTTAAACGATGTGAGTAACTGTAAACAGTATATACTGCGTTTACATCACCATAGTTAGACATATTCCATAAACCAGTTTGGTCATAACGTCTTACACGATATCTGTTGGTATTAATAACTTCAACTTCCCAATAGTTATTGTTTGAGATTGGAATAGTGTTAGTGTTAGCAGATAAACGGATAACATCACCAGTATTTAAAGCATGGTTAGGATGCCATAATGTATCTCTTAATGGGTTAGTATCAACAACAATCATAGCACCACCGATAGTGCCTGATGTTAAGTTATATATAGCACCATTTGGTGTTGTTGAGAACTGCATGACAGCGTTTACGCCCTGAGAGAAATTTCGAGAATAAACTGTTTGTCCACCACTTGGTTCCCAATCTGTTAACACATCGTTATTGCTTAAAACAGGTAATCCACCCATGGTGGTGTATGTCATAAACATTGCTTGTGTTGCACTACTTACATATGGCACATTACCTTCAAAAGTAATTTGTTCTGTTGTAAGGTTAATTGAAAGAGGTCTATATGCTTTTACAAATGCAGAACGAATCACTCCGTTAGTAGAACCTGCATCAGTAATGTTTACTTTTGCAGTAGATGTTGCACCACCTAGTGTTAAGTAGATTGTATTAGCGTTAACTACTCGTACCCAGTATGGTCTAGTATCATTTAAACCACCAATCGTTCCGTTACCATAACCTCTTAAGTACACTACATATTGACCATCTGTAAATCCATGAGGTGTTGTAAATGTAAATGTTTCGTTAGCAGAATCAATAGTTACTGTTTTGTTAGCACCTGTACCTGCAATAAAATAGAAAGCATCTTTTGGTTTAAAGTTAAGTGGATCCCATGCACCAATTGCCCATGAATCTGTTTCGCCTGTTGGTGTATTAACGTCTACAGTTGATTGTCTGTCTGAATAGTTTGCAGTTGTCGTTGAAGCAGCATTAAAGTTTACAATCTTTTGACCAACTGAGTTAGTTAAGAAGAATGATGTATCTTGATTAAATGCCATTGGGTATTTTGTAGTAACAGTTAATTCTGATGGATCAGCACCATCTGTTGTAATACCATTAATGTTAGATAACTTAAACTCTGTACCTTGATAGATAGAACCTAAGAATACTTGAGTGTATGTATCTCTAATAGATTCTGTTGTTTCGTTTGCACGTTTTGCAGTGTATTGGAATGTAGTGGTATCAACTACCTTAGTTACAACGAAAGCACCATTACAAATATTGTTTGTAGCACCTTGTACGATAATTGGGTTACCTTGTACTAAGTTATGTACGTCAACTGTTTGTACTGTTACAATGCTTGAGTTTGCTTGTGTTGTAATATCAACTGTTTGAATATCAGCATCACCATTTCGTGAGAAAAATGTAGGAATGTTTTTAACAAGTTCTAATGTTTCCCATTTGGTTGACTGTAGACCATATTCAAAGTCAGTATCAATTAAGTTTTCTGGTTGTGATACACGAAACTTAGATACAGGATCAGTATAGGTTTCATTTGGTGAGAAATAAGTAGAGTCAATTTCTACCCATATTTGCAGAACATCATTATCAGCATAACTCGAGCAATCATGATTAAGCACAAGTGTTGTACTTTCTTCAGGCCCGTTAAATGAATAAGACGCTAGTGTATTAAACTCACTATTAAACGCAAACATTTCTACATTGCGTGTAGCATTGTTGATTAATAATATTCGTTCTCTACCATAGATTTCATCTAATACAATAGTATTAGTGTCTTTATCAAAGGTATAAGTATGTATAAGTTTTCTTGACATTTATTTAACTCCCAAATACGACTGACAAAGCAGTGTAGTTATCTCTTGTTATTGATTTTTTAGCTGGGTAAGTAACAAATACATCTTTACCACCTGCACTAAAGTTTACTTTTGCACCACTATTAGATGAATCTAGCACTGTATCTCTTGATAGAGTATTACCTGCACCAACTGTACCTACTCCTACTTCCCATTGTGTTTGAGAAGAAATAGAATAATAAGTTTGATTTCCAACACCTATGGCAGATGTAAAGGATTGGAAACCATTTAATGCACCATCTAAAGTTATTGTGCCTGTGCCTACACTGGATGATGATTCTCTTACTCTATCTTTTAATATGAGTGCCATTTTTTATCCTTAGTCTAATGTGACAGTTAATTGACCTGCACGAATAGTGAAAATATCTCCAGTTTCAACTAATTTGCTAATGTCAAGTGGGGTGTGAAATAACAAATTACCACCTGTAATTGTGTCATATAATGCAATGTGTGTTATTGTTCCCCATGTTGCTGATGCTTGATCAAAAGCTACATCAGCGTTAGTAGTAGCTACTCCACCTACTGGTGCTGAAAATACTGCTTGTTTTCTAGCATAAGAACCACCTGATACCTCTGTTCCTGATCCGTCATCATTTGGGTTGCTAGTATATAAAGCAACGAATATGTCTGATGGGGATGTGTACGTTGATGCTCTTAGAACTGCATTTAATAACGCATTTTCTAAGTAATTACTCATTTCTGCCATGATTTTACCTCGATTGTAATGTGATTGTTAATGGTGTTGATGGATATTCGCTTTCATCATCTGATTTAGCTAATGATTCAAGTCCTCTTGTATATAATGCTGACCAAGTTTGTATTCTTTCATCGTTCATGATGTATGGTTCAGCTTCTGCTAGTGAAGCGTATAACAAAAGATCTGGTGCGTATAATAAAAACTCATTTGTAGCCTTAGATGCACTGAGGTACTCAGGTCTAAAGTAATAAATCATTTTTATTGTATAATTTGCATCCGGGATTGGTGCAAACTGAAATTCTGAAGCTAACAAAGTGTAATTTATTGGTTTACCTTTGCTTGTCGTGCTTGTATTTGCAAAAAAGTTAGCAGGTGTTTGAAATTGTAATGTAGATACAGGATTAGTATCTAAATACATTGCTTTTATTGCTAAAAAGTCATTAGGTAATGCAATTGTCCCATCATTTGCAGTCAAAGTTGCAGTAGAATACTTTAACATATTGCGTAAACGCAAATCTCTACGTAATCTTTGCTCTGCCAACTGAATAAATAGAGGAATCTTGTCTGTTAAGTCATCACGAGCCAAATACTCAGCGACTAACTCTTTCAGTTTAGTCCAACTATCAAAATTACCTGCCATTATACGTTTCCTTGTCGTGTTCTAAAGAATCTGTTATCAGGATTGTTAAGCCATGCTCTAAATCTCTTTTGATCTAACACATGAAAACCACGCATGATTCCTTGTTTGTTCAAATCATCAATAACTGTGAGTGGAATAGATGCAATCTTGTTATCAAATACATCATCGCCCCATCTGCTAGGGGTTAAATTAAATTCTTTTTTGTTTTGTTCAATAATGTCTGTTACATCTTGTGAAGTTTCAGCAATAAATCCACCATCATCAGTGAATTCTACTTCTGTACTTCTAAATTCGTTGGAGTCTAGCTTTTTTTTCATGATAAAAAAGTATTCCTTTTCTTTTTAACCTACCAAACATTCGGTTAACTTTTTTTTGTAATTTATTTGCTTGATGTGTATCAAGTAATCTATGTTTATATTGTGGTCTCTGTACTCTCATAAAGGTAAAGCCCTCCGAAGAGGGCCTATCCTATATTACTCTGCTAAGTCAGCAATAATTGCGTGTGCTTTTTCGTTTTTCACTTGTAAAGTGTATTCAACTAAAAGCTGAGTTTTGTCACTGTCACCAGTTTTTGCCAATTCATTTGTCATGAATGGACGTAAGTAAGCAATAGATGCGTACTCTGGATCAAGAACAAATGCTACTTCACCATTGTCATCAGTATCAGCAGTCATAAATCTGTTAGGAACAACAGATAATGTACCAAAGTCTGATAAGTAAACATCAGCAGCACCTACGATAGTTGTTGCTTTGTTTGCTGGTGCTTGATAACGTTGTGCAGCAATACCTGCAAAAGCTGATACTACTTGTTTTTGTGTTGGTGTAACCATTAATACAGTTGGTGTACCACCTTCAACGAAAGCTTTTTTAACTGCTGATTTAAGCATAGCTTCAGTGAAAGCTGCATCTGTACCAGATACACGAGCAGTTGTACCACCTGAACCTGCTGTACCTGCACCAACGTAGTTAGTATTTAACCATGTTTGTAATGCACCTAATTTACGTGCTGTTGAAGCATCACCAGTTACTGCAGCTTGGTTAGATAAAAGAATTTTTTCCATATCTCGTTTAAGTTCAGCAGATGCTTTGCTTAATTGATATGCTTTTTCAGATTTACGACCTGCCTTATCTACAGATTCAAGAGTACCTGAGATTTGGATAGTTTTTTGTGAAATCTGAGTTCTGTTACCAACACGACTTGTTGGTGCTAATGTTGCTGATGTAGCATCGTCACCTTCAACTGCAGCGTTTGTTAATGTTGCTGCTGCTAAAGAATCAGTTTGCCATTCGTGGTAAATAGCTGATGCTTTTGATTTACCAACAGATGACATAAATGGTGTGTCTGTTGGAGAAATGTTATAAATAACATCTGTTAAATCTTCACGTTGACCTACGGCACCGCCTGAGCCAACTACTTGGGTTTTATATGTTGCCATTTTAATTCACTTCCTTATGATATAAAGTTTTCAAAAAGAGCCGCAGCATCTGATGCTTTACCAGTCTGCTTTAGCTTATTCATTTGTTGTTTAATGATGTCTCTCGAACCTTGTTTAACCTGAGTTCCTGCTTTAACCATTTTTGGTGCTTCTGCAACCTTTTTGTTGATTTGAGGTTTAGATTTTTGAAGTTTGTCGTACATCATTGCTTTGTGTAACATTAATACATGACGATGATCATATACATTTGATAATTCATCTTCAGTAAAACCTACACTTTTACCATAATTGCGAATTTCATTTCTGAATTGTTCGCCTTTGGCTTTGTCTGAAAACTCTGGTAGGATTTGTGAAAGTTTCTGTGCTTCCTGTTGAACATACGATGACATTTCGTGCTGTCTTTCTGCTTGTTGCTGTTGAGCAATGCGTCTTTGTTCAGCTTGAATTTGTGCTAGTTGTTCTTTTTTCTCTGTCAGTTCTGCGACTTTAACTGCATATCCTATTGGGTCGTTTTCCTTCATATCGGCTAACGATTCTGGTGTTTCATTTGTAGAAAGCAAAAATTGTTCTACTGCGTGTAGCCGTTGAGCGTAAGCATCTCTAACTTGTCTTGACTCTTGAATGAGTTTAGCTTCAGCTTCTACTGCCTTGCGTTGATCAGCTAATTCTTGAGTTTTTTTCGTGTAATCTGCACCAAGTTGATAGCCTTGAAGTAATTCATCGAGGGTCACTTCTTTCTCTTCGCCTGCAGCTTTTACTGTAAAGCGTTGAGGTGCTTCAAGTTCCTCTTCTTCAACTTCTTCTGCTAATTCTTCTTCTACGTCATCTGCATCAACAACTTCATCTTCTGTTGCTTCCGCAGCTTCTTCATAGTCTGCACTATCTTCAGCACTTTCTTCAACAGTTTCTGGTTGCTCGTTGGAGTCCTCACCTGCTGATAAAATGCCTTCAAAACGTGTAGCAGCTTCATTCACAGTTAGTTCTCCACTTCCCTGTTCGGGAGTCATGGTTTCTTCACTCATTGTATTTCCTTAATGTTCCCTTTTGGCAAGGGTTGCCATTATAGAAAGTTCTATAATATCTTCCATGCTTTATCTTTAATGTCGCTATCTTTAGCGATTGATTCAAGATAACCCATGATTTCGTCTATAGCTTGTAATCGATTGTAGAACTTTTCACGATCTAACATTGCAGATGGATCTGAGTATCTAATACCATTGAGTTGATTGTCTCTTAACTCTTCGATTACGTCTAAAAATTCTTGTGATTGTAATAAGTTCTTTATTGCTTCTTGTCTTGTCATTATTTAGATTTGCTTACAGTTTGAGGTGCATTAAAATTTAATTCACTACCTAATAATCCATTACCCATAAATCTTCCTGCTCCATACATTGGGGCTGATGAGTTATAAGATGCTTGAAAATTTGGAGTAGATAATAAAGATGATGCTGGTGTGTATACACTTAAATTTTGAACTGGTGTGTAATTAGATGCGTTTCTATTTGCATTTTTAGCCATTAAATATGCCATAGAAGGTGAATATCCTTCATTCTCTCCACCTTTAACAAATCCTTTAACATCGCCTTCATACAAACCATAATCAGCATTACCTAATTTGTAACCACTACCATTAGGTTGGTAAATATTTTCACCACTGTAATATAAATTAGATCCCGGAATTTGATATAATCCGTTAGATTGTTTGATTAAGCCTAACCCGGATACAATGTTGTCTGGAACAGATGACACAGGGATGTCTTTTCTTGGTGGAGGTCCACTATAGTTCATGAAATAGTTAAAAGTACATAAACGTACTAATCCCATTCCACAAAATAACATGATCAATTTATGAAACATCACACTTCCTTCATGAGTTCAGAACAGATAACTTTAAAGTTATGGTTTTTAGTTAAAAATGATTTTTCCCATCCTTGTCGACCAAGAATTGTAATATATGAACAACCTTCTTTTCTTGCATATGCTTCAGCTTCAAGATATAACTCTTCTAATTCATCCAAATTACCTGCAGCTAAAAATAAATGTAAAACAAGTTTTTTAGGGTAATATTGAACTTGAGTTATTAATGCAGAATTTTCTGTAGTCCAAAATTGAAAATCATGACAAATAATTGCGTGGTATATATCATCCATATCATATAAACCAAACAATAAATCAACTGCTTTTTGAATGGTATCTTTTAATCGATTCCACTCAACATTAAAATCTTTTTTATTGACTATTATTAGTCATACCTCTTTGAGAAATATTGTTAATTTTTTCTAAGGCATCCATGATCGTTTTAGTTTGATCTGATTGTCCTCTTTGACTCTTTTGTGTAGCATCAAGTCTGATTTGTAATTCTTTTAAAGCTAGTTCAGTTGTTTGTTGAACTTCTTTTTGTTTCAATGCTAAAGCATCTTGTTGTGCTTTTAATTGCATTTGTTCACGATCTAACTCAAGTTTAGCTTGATCAGTTTGTGCTTTAAGCTGTGCTTTCTCACGTTCAACTTCTGCAAGAACTCTAGCAGCTTCTGTATTTGGATCTGGTTTTTCTGGTTGAGGTTGTGATAACTGCTCATTCATCTCTGGTGTAATTTCATTCATAAACTCAGTAGCGTCTTTAAAGCCTGCCATATGAATAAATTTAGCTAATGTATCTCGATACTGTTTAATAGAAACAAGTGGATTAGATAAACCATAATTAGTTAATATCTCTTCTTGTTTAGCTAAAATCATTTGCATTGTAGCTAATTGCTCTTGTCTTTGACCAGTACCTAAACCTACATTGATAGTGACATTGTAGTTAGTTTTCCATTCTCTTGGATCAAATGGAACAAACTCACCATTAATACGTACAATTTTTTGTTTTTGTTGGTACTTGCATAATAAATGTAAGATACCTCTAAATAAACTTGTTACACCTGTTTCTGCAAATATCCTAGCAATTAACTCAAGTTTTCCAGTAGAAGAAGCAGACATAGCTGAAACCGCAGCAGCAGTTACATTTTGTAATACATCAGGATCTAATCCTTGTTGAGTATCAGAAATACCTGTGCGTTTAGCTTGAATGTTATCTAAATACTCTAACATTGGGAATGATTGACCAGCACTGCTTTGTACTGTTAATGGTACAACGGCTGCCGGGTTTTTCAATCTCACTACACCACCTGCTGTGGATGTGAGTAAGTCATCTAAGTTAACTTGTCCTTCAACTGCACCAACACGATAGTTGTTAGTTAAGTAGAGGTTGTCTAGAATTTGTCTAGTAACAGTTGATTTAATTAATTGGATATCCATAGCACGATCAGCTAAAGATTGACCAAAGAATTTATGAGGAATTGGAATTGGGCAAAGAGAATGGAATGGAACATAGTCACATTCATGTTCTTCTAAAATTTCATTACCTGCATATACTACTCTTCTGTATTCAGCAATGTCATCATCATCAATATCTACTTTAAGATAACATTCAAATACTTCAATTAACTGCATAGATTCATCTTGTGAATCTTTATCTAATGGTTGTTCACCACGAGTGTATCGAGCAATACGTTCTGGACTAAACTCTAAAGCATCTCCTGATGGTAATGATTCAATAATTTCTTCATCGTAACCCATAGCAATTAAATCACTACGAGTCATCATTTTACGATGTGCAGTAAATGGAGAATCTGCTATTGTTTTAGCACGCTTAGATATTAAGAATTCTTCTGGAGGTACGTTTTCAATTGTAACCTTACCTTTGTTTTCTGATCTTTTGAGTTTTACATTGTAGTAGTATTCATATTGAGCAGGCATGACTTCTGTGCCGTCAGGCCCCATCATTGCTTCCATGACTAATTTTTCATTAACTTCTTTTTCTACAAGTTCTACTTCTTCATCTTGCATAAGAACTGCAAGTTCATCTTCAGAAAGATATTCGTATTTTTCTGTTTTAACATCAATTTTATCTTCCCAGTATGCTTTAACAACACCTACTTTTTGTAGTAAAGCATCTTTAAACCAGTTGTGCATAACAAGGAATCCATCATTGTCTTTATGGAATACCCAATTTGCATATTCAGTTGCTTGTTTAGCAAACGGACCATCGCCATCATTGACAGGCTCAAACTGAACAACTTTATCTCCAGACGCAAATAAACGCATGAGTTGTGGTAATGCACCATCGACAACTTCTGCAACCTCTCCAGTAACGATTTGTGATCTTCCTTCAACTTCGTTACCATAAGGCTCACGTAAATAGTATTCAAGTGCTTTTTGTCTATCGTCAGTTGTTTCTGTCTCAAGAAAGCCTATCGAATCTTCTATTTCAGCGTCTAATATTGCTTTTAATTTTTCACTCATTTACACAATCCATTTATTATTAACTTGAAGTGGTTTATGCCACTGCTCAATTGGAGACTCGTCTAGCCCTACTGCAAGATAGCGAAAAGCATCTGAAGCATGAGAACACCAGTCATGTAATGGTCTATCGTGAAATACATTGCGTTTTTCATCATAGACTCTACGATAATTTTTAAGTGCATCTATTCCCTGTTTTGTTTTTTCTGCATCAAACCAACAACGAGGAAGAAGCCTTCTAGCGGCCTGAATACCATCTGCAACATTTAATTTTTGTGCTACAGTAACGGATAGCCCGGCATCTTCTAGCATTTCTTTTCTTGATTTACCTGTACCTAATTCACGTACAACCACATCGTGTGGCAGTATATGAGTTGCATACATCCAATCATTTTGTTGTAGCCAAGAAACATAGTAATCAAGTCCTACACCATGGTTCTCTACATAATCTACTAATCGCACTTCTTTATTGACTAATTGTGCAACCCAAATTGCAGTAGAATCTGACATTCCAAGGTCCCATGCAGTATAAGTTCTAGCTAAACCATCACGATCAATATTAGTAATTCTATTGTTAGCTTCAATATCAGCAATCAGTTTAGAATAGTAAGATCCTTCTACTGGTGCTTGGAAAGAGCATTCAAATTCTTGATTGTATTTATCTTCACCCATTTCAGAAAAAGCTGCGTGTAATTCTGATTCTGGTAAAATTTTAGTTTCTGAGGCTCTAAATTCTAATAATGACCAACCATCATTCTTTTCACCTCGATCTCTGAGATCTTTAAAATGATTTTGACCTTTAGGTGTGCCCATGGCTACGCAGTAGCCTTGACGATCTGCTAGAGCAGGACGAATAATTTCTGTAAATAGTGATGGGTTAATATCCCCCACCTCGTCAATTATACATCCATCAAGGTAAATGCCTCGAAGCGAATCCGGGTTATCAGCACCATATAAAGAAATACGCTTACCCATAAAGTCAACACGCAATTCAGCAATGTTAGCTTTGGCACCTAATGGTCTGGTATATTCTGTTAAATAATCCCATGCGACTCGTTTAGCTTGGTTATATGTAGGTGCTATATACGCATATCTGGGATTAGGTTTATCACACATCAATGCAGAATGTATCAATTGGTTAATTGCACAAACAGTTTTACCCATCCTGCGATGAGCAACAACCACAGAAAATCGATTGCTTTTCACAAGTTTGTGAATATCTTTTTGTGGGGCTCTTGGTCTATATCCTGTATCTAGCACTTGCGACTCCATATGGGTCATCGCTCCTTTTTAAGTTGTTTCATCCTCTCGATTCTAGCTTCACGACTCATATAGAGCCATTGTTCTAGGTCATCGTATGTTCTGTTACAAGAAATACATCTTGCTTTCTTACCTTCGCCTTTCATACGGCAGTTTCCTGTGCATGGTGTATCAGACGCAGTCACTTAGATTTTTTATTAGATTTTGCAGTTTTAGCTGAGTCTCTAAAATTTTTGGCTGTGGGGGCTCCTTTGGCTCCGGGCTTTCGCATGGATTCTCCTGATCCTTTTTTAATACGTGCTCGTTTAGCGTGGATGTTGGCATACAACCCTTTTCCCATTACAGTAAACCTTTTAGTCTTTGTAGTTCTTCTGCTGCACGAATACGACCCATTGTATTATCTCCACCCACACGAGGTGCTTGTGGGTTTGTAGCAATAGATTCTAAATATTTTCTATATTGATCCTGTGTATTTTGCATTTGCATTGGAGAATAATTGCCTTCTTCATACGCATTTAAAAAAGTATCCATAGGAAAACCAGCACCTGCGACAGTATTAAAAGGAGTTTTATTTTGATTTAAATTCATTTCATTTCGCATTAATTGCATTTTCCAATCTGGATTTTCGCTAGGCACATATGGCATATTTTTATATGGCATATTTTTTAGTTCAAATTCAGTTGATCCGGGAGCATATGGCATAGTTTTTATCATATTAGGATCAAATTTAAAGTCAGGTCTTTCCATACGATAATTTTCTAGGAAGGTATCACGCATTTGTGTTTTTGGATCCTTACCTAACATTGCATTTAATCTAGCTAATTGGGCTGAAAGTGATGCGTCCATTATTTTTTCTTCCTTTTAGTTTTACCTGCTTTGCTTAATGCAATAGCAATCGCTTGTTTTTGTGGTCTACCAGATTTCATTTCTGTGCGAATATTAGAAGAAATAGTTTTCTGGGACTTACCTTTTTTTAATGGCATTATTCAATTCCTGTAATAACTTTTACTTGGACAGGAGAACCATCAGGATTTCCAGAAATTTCATGTTGAGTCACTTCTTTCCATCTTGCACGGGTTTTAAGCCAAAAAATCATAGCTGAAGTATTACCTGATTGTGCTTCTTTAAATAGCGTTCCTGCAATTATAGCATTGGCATCTATTCTGCCTCGATCTAATTCAGGACGATAATACTTTACTAGCGTGTCATGGGATATGCCTAATACTTTGGCGATATCTTCATACGTTGTTCCTACTGACGATAAATCATAAACTTGTTTTCGGGTGTCCTCATTTGGAAGGTGTGGGGGTCTACCTCGCCCTGTTTCTGGGCTTTCCAAGGCATCGTGCTCTGTATCACTGACTGGGCCTGGGCTCTGTGCCGGGTAAGTGTCAGTCTGGCTTGACTCATCCACCACTCCCTCTTCCTCTTCTACCTCGATCTCGTTGAGGCTATCACTGTGCTCATTGTCAGTCTTGCTTGACTCGTCAACGATAGGATGTTCGACATCGTTATCTTTAATTAAGTTATCAATCATATTTAATCCACTCTTTTTTATTAATTCTCTTTATAACTACGATTTATTATTGATCTGTTGTTTTTACGCAACACTTATAATTTATTTAACTAAATAAGTAAGTTTCTCTTGACTTACATATGTGTATATATATACTTATAGATAGCAACACACTTTATTAATTACTTAGGAGATACACATGAAAACAACAACTTGCTTAGCAGTGAACGAACTACATAAGACCATTGAGGCTAATGCAGATCATGCTATAGATACACTACAGAAGCTAGAAGATAAGCTTACGCAAGAGTATTGGAGATTGCACGATCAAGTAGCTAAAACTGCATTCGGTGGAGATGCTAGCCAGTTCCAGACTCTTAGCTATATTGGACAATTAGCTATCGCTATCAAAACATTAACAGAAGCTAAAGCTAAGTTCCAAGGTATCTAATATGATTACTTTACAGATTCTATTCTTTACTTTATTAGCGTTTATGAACCTCCTCCTCGTTGTGAGTGGGTTCTATATTGCAAGCCTAATCTTTTCGGTTGGGCTTGTGTTTCATTTTGTTTATATTCTTACTAACTATTAGGAGATGATTATGTTTTACGATGTCAAAGTAATCCAAACATTTACAAAACTTGTAACAGTCAGAGTCAAGGCTAAATCAGAGTCAGAAGTTTGGCTAAAGTTTAATGAAGGCAAACTCGATGAATCGATCATGAAAGCATCAAGCGAGTTAACCGAGCCTTATCATTACACGCATGAAGATAACAACTATGACTATGTATATGAAGTTGTTCCTTCTGATGCTCAACACACTTATCAAGGAGATTAATATGTGCTATTGCGATTGTTGTAATAAATGGGTCAAAGATGAGCGTAGTTTTCAAATGCGAGAAATCAATGACGATACTCTATTCATATGTCTTCA